CAAAGTCAGTAACTTTATATCTGCTCTGTTGCTTATAAGAATTTATAGGATTAAAACCATTATTTAAAACATATTGGTTATAATCTTCTATTATCTTAAAAGATGCATGTCCCCTGGTAGATAGATTAAAAAGATTTTGTACAAGACTTAATGTATCACCTCCATTACCGGAAGAAAAGTCTTTAAATTTATAGATGTTATTTTTATCCATGTAGATACACATAGAAGGAGTTTTCTCACGTAAATTAAATACAGATTTTATTTTAAGGTCTTGACCTGTAAGTTTTTCTGTTAAATTAAGATAGTGTTCAAATATCCACTCTCTTGGCACATCTGCCAAATCATAAATTAAATTCTTTGTTGAAATCATAATAACCCATTTTAAAAATATAAGGGGAATTAGATAACTCCCCTTATATAAGAGGTGTTAGTCTAAACTGAAATCAGAAGAACCTTTAGTTGGAGTTGTGAAATCATCATCATCACCAAATCCTTTTACTTCTTTTACTTCAATCTTTTTAAGATGTTTAGTTTCATCATAAGTCATTACATTATCACCATATGCATACTTTTTATTTTCTGCTTTTGGTAACCACATATCAAAGTTAATGTAACCTGTCTTACCTTCATATTCTTTACCAGCTACACAGAAGTCAATATACTTATCTTTAAATGGTTTTGCTTTATTTAATGCATCAACAAATTTTTCTATTGTAGCATGTTTACCATCTTCATTAATAAACCAATCATAAAACTCAAATGCTTTAGATAGTCCTTGTAAAAACATAAGGATAGATCTATCTCTTTGAATCTTAATACCTGATTTAGTTTCACCATCTGCATATGCATACTGACTAGCTTTTATCCTACCAATCTGACCTGCATAATGACCCTTGCTTTCATCATCTTTATCAATCATAAATCCTGTAAAACCTTCAATTGGTTCTGTCTCTACATGTAACATAAGATGTTTAGCATTATCAATAAATTTAAAATCTTCTAGCTCAATGCTATTAATTTTTAATAAATGATTTCCTGGACTAATTGTTTTTGGTTGTCCTGCACCACCTGTTCCTAAATCTGTTGTACTTAATCCCATTTTGTTTTTGTTTTTAAATTATTAATTATATGTATACTTTATCCCAGTGAATGTTTAGTTCACCTTTTTCATTCATCTCAGAAATTACTATTTCTTGATCTCTTAAGTGTTCTGGTCTTGCACCACAAGTTACTCCATCATTAGTCTTAAAACTTAGAATAGTTTGATTATCCTTTCTAAACATATACCCAATTGCATCTGCGTTAGCACAAATCAAAGACTTTATTTTACCTGTTAAATCTATATTAGCAGCCATTACCATCTCACCTTTATCATCTACCTGTTTGTCTTTAATATGACCAGATAAAATAATATGGGGTGCTAAGGTATCAATAAAATCTAAAACCTGAAAGAAAGCTTGTCTTAAATATAAATAACCAGCACCATTAGCTAAAGTGAGAACATTTGTTCCATCATACTTACTACCCATTGGTGTTTGTTTATATAATTTGACAGCTAAAGGACCAATCATATCTTCTAATGCAGTTACTGTATCTACAGTAACATACTTATAAGGACATCCTGCTTCTTTAATAGCTTTACCCGCATCTAACAAATCCTGTAAAGAATTTATTTTGATTTTAAGAGCTTCTACATATTCAGAACCATTTTCCAAATCTAAAATTAGATTATCATCTAGTCCAGCAAATGCAGTTGTTTTACCTGTTTTAGGCTTCGAGTAGATTATTAATCTTTTAGGATTATTTCTTTCTACTTTTACTTTTTTAGTTGGCAGTATTATACTCATATTAATTAGGTTTAGATAATGCAGTTGCTAATTCTTTGAAAAGTTCAGAAATCTTTAGAAGAACTTCTGAAGCTAATTCTGAAGGTTTCTCATCTAATTTTAAGTTTGTTGGTGTAGCAGCATAGGCTTCAACAAAATCAGGAAAAATAGTTGGTGATGACTGTAATTTAGGTAATGAATCTGCTGTAACTTCAGCATCAAGTTTTCTCTTTTCCCATAAATTATAGGTAATTTGAGAACCATTAGCTAGAATAGCAACTAATTCAGATGTTGGGATTACATAAGCAACATAACCTGTTCCTGATTTACCTAAACCTTCTTTAGTTTCATACTCTTCAGCAAAGTAAGGATTATATGTATATTTAAATAGCTGTCTATCTGCATTAGCAGGAACTATATCTATTTCTTTATTATCATTATCCCTAATGATGTCAATCAATTCAATAAAGATATCATTACCTTTATTTAGTTCTCCTTCAAATAGTTGGATTTGTTTACCAAATTTACCCTTTGAAAAGAAAGCAGTTTTTAATGCAAATGTTGGATCTGCTAGTTGCAGTTGCTTAAATCTTTCCATATGGAAAGCATAGAATTCATTTTCTTTTTCTTTTCTGTTCATATATTTGTATTAGTTGTTCATACTTTGTGGTGGAAAATCTATCTCCACTATTCTTATGGTAGATCTATCAAGTTTACAAAAGAATAAACCTGTTAGACCATTTCTAGATTTAAGAAAGTGAAAAGCTAAAAGCTCTTCATCATTTACTATGTATCTTTCAGGACCATAAAATCTTATTTTTCTTGAAAATGGTTTATTAATACCTATTACAACATCTGCATGTTGAAGTAAGGCATCAGCACCAAATAAATCAGAGTCTAAAACATAGTTACCATACTGGCCATCTTTAGATCTGTCAGGATGATCAATATTTCTATTGAGCTGACTAAGAACTATAAAGGCTATAGGATATTTCTTTTTCATCTTTGTAAGAGCTTCTCCTAATGAATAGAGCATTTCAAACTTATCTTTTTCTTGTTTTGCAACTCTAAATAAAGATGAGTGATCTATAGTAACTAAAGTATTTATGTATTCATATATTGGGAAATCATTTTGGTCAACACCCTTTTGAACTTTGTGTTGTTCCATATAAGCATGTATAGTTGCACACATTTCATCTACAGTACAAGGATCATATATTACATCAATCACATCTGTATGCTCTGTTTTTTCATATACATCTATACACTTTTGGAAAATAGCTTTGTCAACTAGTTTTCCTTTACTCATTAAAGTATTGTAATCAGAACCTGTATTCATAGATAGTTTTCTAATACCATTGGTTTCATCAACCATTTCAAATTGAAACTTTAATACTCTGAAGGTTTGGTCTGTATTTTCTGATATAACATCATTAACCAATTGCTCCATAAATAAAGTTTTACCAACTCCTGGTCTAGCTCCAACTACAGTAATAGTCTTCCATTCAAGACCATCACAAAATGCATCATTAAATCTAACCCAAGAAGTTTTTAAGGATTTTAAATCTCCCTGCCTTCTGGCTTTGATTTTTAGAATAGCTTTTCTTAAGGAGTCTCTTTCACTAATAGGCTGATAGGCCCGAGCTCCATTATACAAATTTTCCATAAGAATTATTTTTCAAAAAGATCTATTGTTTTTTCTTTTGAAATATTATACAGGAAATGAAGGATAGTTATTAAACCTTCAATTACTAAGTATTCCCAAATTGATATTGGGAATATAAAATTGTGGATAACCACATATGCAAATGCACTACTAAAAACTGCAATGAGTAGTAAAACCCCTCTTGACTTCCAATTCATAACCTCCTCTCTTTAATAAATACTACTTCATCATCTAACACATTGTCAATCATATTACAGTAATCAGCTAACTCAGAATCATATGTTTTATCAGTATTTTGCTTTCTTATGAAATACTGAGAAGTTCTCATATATTCATAATTCTTTAAGCTGTAATCATATATATATTTTTTTGTTGCTCTAAAAATCATATCCCAATCATATTCATAGTTCTCAAAGAACCATCTAAAAGAATTTTCTAAGTTTTTAGGATTTACTCTTGCATACTTTCCACTAGACAGTTTTCTATTAGGAAATATTTCAACATATTTCTGTATATTCTCTGCAAAGTTGTTTCCCAGTAAATCTTTAGTTATTTTCTTTTTAGCTTTCTTAAAAAAGCCATCAATTTCTGTAGTAAAGATAATGCTTTTATCTGTTAATTGCAAATCTTCTGTTAACCAGTTATTTGAAATTAATTTTGAGCATTCTAAATTACTATTTATAAATTTATGTATACTAATTTTATTTTTTATACAATCTAAAACATAATAAGAATTAGGTGTTATGTCTTCTTTAATAAATCTTTGATAAATTTCTATCATACTACCAGTTTATTATATATTCATAATTTTCCATAACTAAATATTGTATTTTTAAAAATACATTATTAGTATCCCATTTTTTATTAATTAAACTAGTAGGATTAATAGGGTGAGTTACTAAAAATTTATGGTTATTATCATCTATAGAATCAGCCCATTCTTGAGCTTGTTTTCCTATGTAAAGATATATTAATTTATTTTCATTATGATTTAATAAGTCAAATAAATATGCCATAAAGGGTCCCCATAATTCATAATGTTGTCCTGATTTACCTATTTCTGAAGTTAATGTAGAATTAAGTAATAATATTCCTTGGTTACTCCATCTTTTAAGATCTGGATCTATAGATAAATTATTTCCACCATAAATAGTTCTATTTACTTCATCAAGCATAAATTTTAAACTTGTTTCTAATCTAGGATTATTGCTACAACTAAATGCTATACCATCTGCAGATTCTATATTTATATAGGGTTCTTGACCAACCATTACAACTTTAAGTTGATCATAAGGACATTCTTCAAATGCTTTAAAAATATCTTTAATTGTTGGTGTAAAGTTTTTGCCTTCTTCTGATAATCTTATTAAATCTATAAGAATATTGTCAAAATCTCCACTAAACAAAAAAGGTTTAAGTTTATGACTCCAACCAGATGGTTCCAGTTTATCAAACAATTTTTGTTTAATTTCTTCTATGTTTAATTTTTCTTTCATATATTTGTTAAAATTTAAATGTTATGCCTGTTAAAGTCAAAGAATTAAGAGATGGTTCAGTTATTAAAATTGAATTAAATAAGAATTTTTATTTAATGCTTAAAGGTGTTCTCCTTTATATTTTAAAAATTGAGCCAAACCATGAAAAACTTACAGCATTAGTAGAAAAAATAACTAAAGCTGAAGCAGATAAAGAACCTCATACTGAACAAGAAGCAGCTTTTAAAACTATGTTGTATCTGTTAGCAGAAATTGAAGGGCAAGCATCTATTCAAGGTTTTTATGATGAAATAGAAGTACCATCACCAGGTGATGATAATTATGTAGAGCCTACTCAAGGTTAATATTTAAATCTCTTCCAATTTCTATACAAGCTTGAATTGCTAATAATAGTTCATCTTTGCTACAATCTGCAAAAGATTTAAAAACTATTGCATCACCTCCATCATAAAATAAACCAGACTTTTCTTTAATAATAATTTTCATTTCATCAAAAGTATATCCTGACTCAAGAGCTAATTCTCTAATGCAGGCATGTACTTTTGCTAATTGTGCTACACTTTTATCACTAGAAGTAAGCCCTATAAACATCTCTACTTCCTGACCTTCTGAAAGTTTATCTAGAAATAATTTATAATTTAATTTTGATTTATCATTAGGATAAACTAACTTTCCACCCTGTTTAACTAATTTTACTGTAAACATATTGATTATTTTTTGTATATTAATATATATGACTAAAGCCACTCATAAAACAAAATCTCACTATAAAAACACAGAAATTGTGTTTGAATACTTAGAAAAATTTCCAGAAGCCCCCTCTAAAGCTCTAGGTAGAAAAATTTATGCTGAAAATGCTGCATTTTTTAAAAACTTTGAACAAGTATATCTTAGAGTAAGATATTATAGAGGTCAAGTTGGTAAAAAACAAAGAGATGCCGTGAGTAAAAATGCAAATAATAAATTCATAAAAGAACTAAAGACCAAAGTTATGCCAAATAAGCTTACTTTACCAGAATCACATACAAAAACACGTAATCAATTTACTTTTCCTACAGGATGTATGAGATTAGGTGTGTTTGGAGATGTTCATATACCATTTCATGATAATACAGCTTTAGAAACTATGTTTACTAAGTTTGAAGAAGAAAATGTAGACTCTATATTTATTAATGGAGACTTATTAGACTTTTATCAGCTATCATTCCATGAAAAAGATCCAAGAGTAGTTCATTTTAAAGATGAGATAGAGGCAGGAAAAGAATTCCTGGCTTACATCAGAGAGAGGTTCCCTGATATTCCCATCTATTACATTACAGGTAACCATGAGAATAGATTTGAAAGATACCTTAGAATTAAGGCATCTGAACTATTAGACATGGATGAATTCAGACTAGATGTTATTCTTCAAGTAGCTGCATATAGAGTAGAGTTCATACCTTTTAGAAGCAAAGTAGTATTTGGTGACTACACTATAGAGCACGGAGATAAAATACCTGGTGCTGGCGGTGTAGTACCTGCAAGAACACTTCTAATGAGACTTAAGTCTAATTCTATAGTAAATCACTTCCATAAGTCTAGTGAAAGCTCACAGAGAGTTTATGGAGTAGGTGAGCCAACTAATATTAAAGCATATAGTTTAGGATGTATGTGTGATCTTGCTCCTGAATATATGGAAATCAATGAATGGAACCATGGATTTGCTATAATGAAAAGAATTAAAGATAAAGTTTCAGTGACTAATTACAAAATAGAAGGTAATACCATACTATAATGTTTCTACCAGTAGAATTTAAAGATAAAGATGGTTCATATTATGAGCAACTTAATGTTACTCACATTACTAGAACATCATTTATAAATAGAATGAATCCTGATGCAGGATCTAAAATTCATATGAGAACAGGTGAGGTATTAACCACATCTGTTCCATATGATATATTATCTACAGCTATTGATGAATGCTGGAAATCAGCTGCATCAATGATTATGTTTAGTATTCTAGCAGAAAAAGCTAAAATCTTATCTGTTAAGGATTTAGATCTTGAAGATCTTGAGCCATCTGAATCAAAAGAATAATACTTTCTTTATTTATACTTTTTACTGTTGGCCATTCATAATTACGAACTTCCCAAGTATGAGTAGTACTATGATCACTGTCTGTAGAATCTAAGTTTAAACCCTCCATTAAATTTAAAGAATAGTAATAATAATCATATCCATTATTACTTTCTTCATCTGTGACTATGATTTTATTAAAACCAAGGTCAATTAAGTCTTGCTCTGTCATCAATTAAAGTTTTAGTTATTTCTTTTGCAATATGCTTTGTACATTTAAATCTATTTTGAATGTACTGAGCTAGTAATCTAGGAAAGTCACTTT